GGATGGCATACTTTCCTTCAACAAAAAGGATTACCATTTAATTCTGTAGCATCTACAGTTCATACTAGAAATATTTTTAATAAAATTAGAAGTAAAGCAGAATCAGCATCTATGAATTTAGCAGCTGAATATGGAGAACCATTATGGTGTAGAGGAACTGGTATGAGAAATACTCATGTAATGGCAATTGCTCCTACTGTATCAAACTCTCGTATTAATAGCTGTTCAGCAGGAATTGAACCTCAACCAGCAAATGTTTATGTATTTAATGGTGCTAAAGGAACATTTATTGTTAGAAATCCTGAATTAGAAAAATTATTAATTGGAAAAGGTAAAAACCAAAGCAAAATATGGGATCAAATTTTAGCAGATAATGGTTCTGTAGCTAATTTATCTAATGATATTTTGACAGATGATGAAAAAGAAATATTTTTAACCTTCCCTGAAATTAACCAATTAGCATTAATTCAACAAGCAGCAGTGCGTCAAAAATATATTGACCAAACACAATCTTTAAATGTTGCGTTTGATCCTACTGATTCTCCTAGATGGATTAATCAGGTTCATATGGAAGCTTGGAAGTTAGGAATTAAAACTTTATACTATCTCCGCACAGATTCAGTAATTAAAGGTGATTTAGGTTCTAGAACTACAGATGATTGTTTAGCTTGTGACGGTTAACTATATGTATAAACACATTAATTAAATTATTAAAATTATGGCACGTAAAAAAGCAGTAAAAAAAGAAGTAGTCGAAAAATTGAGCATGGCTAAAAAAGCAATTAATGCAGCTAAAGCTTGGTTAAAAGGAAATGGAATTGAAGGTATATTAGGCCTAATTGTAGGTTTGTTCCTTTGGTCTTTTGGTTACAAAATCTATGCAGGATTCGCACTAGGTGTATTTGCTACACGTAATTGGGATTTAGTAAAAGGATGGTTGCTTAAATTACTAAAAAAATAAAAAATTTTTTTTTAAAAGTTTAAAGAGGGATGCAATAGCATCCCTTTTTTTTATATTTATAAGCATATAAATTGTTATTTTTAATCGTTATCATATGTTAAACAATATAAAACAAAAATTAATGGCTTTCAGAGACATATTCAAAGATGAAAATGATGTGAATGAAAAAAGTGTAATAGGCTTTATGTCATTTGCTGTAATGGTTATATTTGCAATTGTTGATTTAGTAACAGGTTATTTTAGTAAAGATTTAATAATTAATGAATTTATTTATGAATCATTTTTAATTATTACTTTGGGTTGTTTTGGAATCGCAGGATTAGAAAAAATCTTTAGTAATAAAAAAGAAAAATGATGAAAAAAATATTATTATGCTTACTATTATTAGTAAGTTCCCAAATTAAAGCTCAAAACAAGGCTCAAAATTTTGTTAATTCCCTTTATAAGGATTTCTTAAAATATGGAACTATATATGGTGCCGGTGAAGTTAGAAATTCAGTTGAAGCTCCTTACCCTACTTATGTTGTAAGAACTAATGAAAATGGTTCTTTATATGACATACCCAGAGTAGAAGACAATACAATAAAATATCCATTCGATTACAGGTATGGGTTTGGTATTAGAAAATTAGCTAGGTTTGATTATGAAAGAAAACCTAAAAACTATTATGATGGAACTGAAGATCAATTAGTATTTACAGCACCATCTTCTGCTATCCAGGGACTTGAATATCAATTCCATAAAGAATGGGAAAGATGGATGGGTAGAGAGTTTGATAATAGCAGATATTTCTTAAAACACACAGGTAAATACCACATTGTTAAAGCTGAAAGTAGAAAAGTTGATAGAATTAATTTAAAATACCAATCAGCTGAAACTAGAGCTAGGTTACCTATTGGGAAAAAGTTTTCTATATCTGCAGGTGCTATATTTAGAACTCATGATAGACCTTATGGTTATAACCCTATTGAAATTTGGTTAAATGAAACTGATGATACAGGTAATGCAGTAAACCCTTGGTATACTTTAGGATACCAATATGGTTATAATGATGTATTTTACACTCAAACTACATCAAACGGAGATACTACTCAAGATTGGTGTTGGGTAGATCCTGATGGTAATGAAGTAGCACATTCAGATTTAGCATTTAGAGAAAATGTATATCCTTTATTAATGAATCGTTATAATAATGAAATATGGTCTCAATTAAGTAGATTTGGTGAAATTGCCCCAGTAATAGGGTTTGATTTTTATCATTATGAATCTAAATTTTGGTTACATGCTTATGCTAACTGGATTTTACCCTATCACCATTATGTAATGGGTGATGAAGATTTTTCATATTTACATAGAGATAATTGGGGTAAAGGAGGACATAATAACTTGTTAGAAGGTAAACAATGGTCCGATTATAACTTTGGTGCTAATTTAGGTTGGAAAGTAGGTAAAAATTTAGGTATTTTTGTTGAAGGAGAGTATAGTAAAATGTGGGATAGTCAATTATATCAAACCACATTTGGTTTAAATTACACATTTAGATAATAGAATAAGATGGCTAAGCAAATAGGAGAAGGAACAAAAATCACACTAGACTTAAAAACTATAGGAATTGTTGTGTTTTTTATAGCTACAGTTATTGGTATGTGGTTTACATTACAAGCTGATATAGAAAGAGCAAAAGCACTTCCTGAACCTGAAATAGAAAGAATGGAGTTTGATATGAAAGATGAACTTATTAGAACTACCATTATGGACACTCAGGATGATGTTGAAGATATAAAATCTCAATTAGAAAAAATTGATGAGAGATTATATGAGCTTCAAAAAAGAAAATAATATGAAAAATTTATTCTTATTCTTCCTTTTAATTTTTAGTTTTAACTTACAAGCTCAAGATTGGGTTGGTGATAGTGATTATAAAAAGAAAATCCATGAAAAATCTCCATTTGGGGATGATGAAAGTTCAATTGTAATAATTGAATTTTGGGCTAAATTTAATAGTATTAACTCTTTTAAAGAATTTAATAAATTAAAAAACGTTACTCATTATTATAGATGTAATTTAGCCTCTAACCCAGAATTAAAGAAAAAATATAAAATAAGAATGGCTCCTACTATATTAATTTTTAAAGATGGCATATTAGAAGAATCTTTTAGAGCAGGATTAGATTTAGAATGTCCTGTTAGTCTAAAAGAATTACAAGAAACAATTAAAGAAACTCGATTATCTAATCAATTCTAATATTTATTAACATGCTATTAAAAGTAGGATCAAAAGGTAAAGAAGTAAAAGAACTCCAAGAATTCTTAGAAATTGGAGCTGATGGTATTTTCGGTAAAGGAACCGAATCATCTGTTAAAAAATGGCAATCTGAAAATGGTTTAGTAGCTGATGGTATTGTAGGCCCTGCAACATGGGACGCTATGGGATTAGCTACAACTGATTCCTCAGAACAAATTTACACTACAGAAAATGGATTAGTTGTGGAAAAATATTTTTTACCTAAAGGTGAATATAAAAATGGACCTACAAATAAAGAATATGTTTTCCTACATCATACAGCAGGTTGGCATAACCCATTTAGAACAATTGATCATTGGGGTAGAGATAGTAGAGGTGCAGTAGCAACCGAATTCGTATTAGGTGGCCAATCAGTGAAAGGAAATGATTTTAAGTATGATGGAAAAATGGTTCAAGCATTTCCCGAAGGTGCTTATGGTTGGCATTTAGGAAAAAATGGTTCACAACACATGCACACACATTCAGTTGGTATAGAAGTAAATAATTTTGGGTATATTGTAAATGGTAAAACATATGCAGGCACTAGAGTAGAAGAATCTCAAATAGTTACTTTAAAAGAATCATTTAGAGGCCATAAAACATGGCACAAATACTCAGATAAACAAATTGAAGCTATTAGATTATGGTTACTATGGATAGCTGAAAGAGATAATATTGATGTTAGAGAAGGCCTCCCGTCTCTAATTAAAGAAAAGGGAGCTAAAGCTTTTGATTTTAACCCTGACGCTTATTATGGAAAAGTAAAAGGTACTTGGACACATACTAATACCAGAAAAGATAAATTTGATATGTTCCCCCAAGAGGAATTATTAGAAATGTTAATAACTTTATAAACAATGCAAACTAAAATTACAATAGTGGGAATAGCATCATTTTGCACTTATATGTGTACATACCTTTTTAATCTATCTATGGAAAACATGGAACAATATTTAGCTGTAGTAGCTGTACTATGGTTAGATGGGATTTTTGGTATTTGGGCGGGGATAAAAAGAGAAGGATTTAAAACTTATAAAGCACTTAAAATAACAAGAAGTACGTTTGTATGGTTAGCCATATTAACAGTAATTTTAATGGTAGAAAAAGGATTTACAGGAACAGCTTGGTTATCTGAAGTAGTTATTGTACCATTTATGATACTACAGTTGATAAGTGCCCTAAAAAATGCATCTATGGCTGGTCTAATTAAAGTGGAAGAATTAAATAAAATATTAGATCGTATAGATAAGCATAAGGGTTTTAGAAACTAAAACTTAAAATTATGCTTAGAAAAATTCAAGAAAGAATATTTCCCTTTATTATAGCACTTTCAGCTTTATCTGTTAGTGCTTCTGCTGCTTTTTATTCAGTAAGTGGTCTTAGTAAATTGTTTGCAGGTGCTGCCTTTGCAGTTATAGTAATGGCTGCATCATTAGAAATAGCTAAATTGGTTATAGCTTCATTACTATACCAATATAGAAAATCATTACCATTTTTACTTAAAACTTATTTATCAATAGCTTGTTTTGTATTAATACTAATTACTAGTATGGGTATTTATGGTTTCCTATCTGCTGCTTACCAAGAAACATCAGCTAAAGCAGGAAGTATAGATTCTCAAATCGCATTAATAGAAACTAAACGGGATAATGTTAGGGAACAGTTAACGGTATATAATGCGGAAAAAAGCACCATTAACGGAGCCATATCTGATTTACGAGCCGGTTTATCTAACAATAAAATCCAATATACAAACGCTGAAGGTGTAGTAATAACTACAACATCTTCATCTACTCGTAAATCTTTAGAAAAACAATTAGATCAAGCTATTAATCGTCAAACCCAAATTAATTCTAAAGTAGATACTTTAAATCAAAGATTATTTGATTATGAAACTGAAATAGTAGAAGTATCAACTGGAAATGATATAGCAGGGGAATTAGGACCACTTAAATATCTATCAGGATTAACTGGAATCCCTATGGATCAAATTATTAATTATCTTTTGTTAACTATTATATTTGTGTTTGATCCTTTAGCTATTGCTCTTGTAATTGCTGCTAACTTTGCTTTTGCAAAATTACGCCCTAAAACAAGAGAAAATTTATATGGAGAAAAAGTACCTGTAGAAGAAGATGATGATGGTTATTGGACTGAGGAAGAGATAGCAGATTTTAAGAACCAATTTGATTCAGAAAATGAGTTAGGTTCATCATTTGAAGATGAATTAGCAAATGAAGAATTTGAAGATGAAGAGGTTGATGATGAGGTTGATGAAGAAGGATTACCTAAGGGATATGCATTTGATGATCAAAGAAAAGCAGAAGATAAATTACTAAATACAAACTCAACCTCAGCTTGGAGAAAAAATAAAATTCTTAAAGAAAGAGAAAAAAGAGGAGATGATGATTTAACTATTCGTTATTAAAAACTTCCACAAAAATATTTGGTTTCCCCAAAGAGCGTTCGTATATTTACACTGTAAATGATGATAAAACAAATAAAGGTTATGACAGAACAAGATCAATATGATGCTCTTCAAGAGTACAATTATTTCGAAATGTTGGTAAATACCAAAGAGTATATTACTAAAGATGAATATGAATTCATTATTGCTTATGACCCAACTGAAAAATTTAATTTCAGTTATGTTGGTGATTATAGTAAAATGGGTGATTATTTAAATTTTAACGTTTACAGTGAACATGATCATGATAAACGTCAACTTGAAATGGAAAGAGGATAATGAAAAAAGTTTTATACTTACACGGATTAGAAAGTGGGCAGGGTGGTCCAAAAGTTGATTACCTAGCAGATAAATGTTATGTTCATGCCCCTGAAATGGATTACACCCGAAAAGATATTTTTCCATATTTAGTTCAAATTATGGAAGATTTTGATCCTGATTTAATTATTGGTTCTAGTATGGGTGGTTATGCTGCTTATATGTTAAGTGGATTTTATGGCACGCCTATTATAGCATTCAACCCAGCTCTTCATAGTAGAAAATTTAATCCTAAATTCCCAAATAAAGTTCAAACTTATTATCCTGGTAAAGCTAAAATAATTTTAGGAGAAGAAGATACAGTTATTGATCCTAAACAAACATTAAGATTTATAGCTGACCATATTGGTAATGGTTTTCCTAAAATAGATATAGATAAAGTAGATGGGATGGGACATCGAGTGCCTCTTGACATATTTATAAATAAAATAAAATATGAGCTTTAATTTACATAAATGGTTTAGAGATAGTTATTTAAATGAAAACGAAGGATTTGAAAAAGGTTCTTGGGAATACCTTACAGATAAAGAAAAATCAGAGTTTTCAGATGAAATATTTACTTTAATAGATAATGCTTATGCTTCCCTGGGTGGTAATCCAAATTATCAATCTCCATCAGATGTAGAGGGTAGTGAAAGAGATGCTAATTATTTAGTTATTGATTTTGATGATGATGATGATTTAGATGTTGTTATAGTTGATAAATCAAAACCATCAGGAACAAAAGCAGCAGCTATGGGTCATGATGGATCTAAAGCATCAAGGTCATTAGCAGTTAATTTTGCAGCTATAATGCTAAAAAAGAAAGGACATTACATTGAAGTTTCAGGTAAATTAAAAGATATTCTTATAGCTAAAGGTGTTCCTGTAGTAACAGATGAAGAAACTATTCAACGAGTAATGAAAGGTAAAAATATCGAAATGAATGATGATGGAACTTATCAACGTTATTTAGGTGGAGAAAAACATACAAAAACTATGATGGGAAATCCGTTATAAATTTGGTTCCCTGAAATAGGGTTTGTATATTCACGGTGTTCGAATGGTTCGGGCAGTTAAAAAAATAAAGGTTATGGTATTAAGAGAATTAAAAGAGTATTGTGA